GAATGACCGACCTGGAGAAAGCCCAGGCCGAACGGGACGAGGCCAAGCGCGAGCGGGACGAGGCGCGAGCCGACCACGCGCGGATTATGGCCGCCGCTACGAATGACCTGCCTACAGAGCTTATTGATTTCCTCGGGACCGGAACGGACGAGGAGATCAATGACAGGGCAGCCGCTATTGCTGCGGCGATCGAAACGAGAGCCACAGAGCTAGCCGATCAGATCGTACGGGAGCGGACTGAACAGTCTCTCCAGCAGCCAGGCACGGGCCGGAACGGTGCACGCCCGGTTGAGTCCATGAGAGCTGGTTCCGCTCCGTCCGGGACGCAAGAGCCCCGGACCTCTGATGAGTGGTTCCGGTCCCTCTATCAGAGAGACTAGCCGCAGGCGCTTAATACCGCGCTTGCGCGGAGAGGCATTTAGTGCCAGTTTACAATACGGGCATCGTCCGCACAGCGGCCGGAGTTGACCCGCTTGTCCCGCAGCCGCTCGCATCGGAGATCATTCAGGAAGCGCCCCAGGCTTCGGCCGCGCTCTCCCTCATGGGGCGTACCATCCTTTCATCCCACACCCAGCGGCTCCCGGTTCTTGACGTTCTTCCGGTCGCCTACTGGGTTGGCGGCGACACCGGCATGAAGCAGACTTCCAACCAGGCGTGGAAGAACGTCGTCATGGTCGTGGAAGAGCTGGCCTGTATCGTCCCGATCCCGGAGGCGTACCTGGACGACGCGGACGTGCCGCTGTGGGACCAGGTCAAGCCCCGCATTACGGAGGCCGTGGGCGCGCTTATCGACTCGGCCGTCTTGTGGGGCATCAACAAGCCTTCTACCTGGGGTGAGTCGGTATTCGTCGGCGCAACCAAGTCCGGCCACTCTGTGATCGAAGGCACAGGCGTGGACCTGGGCCAGGACGTTTCCGCGCTCGGCCTGACGATGTCCCAGTCCGGCTACACCCTGGATGGCTTCGCGGCTATGCCGGGGATGAAGTGGAAGCTCTCCGGCCTCCGCTCCGCGCAGGGCATCCCGATCTACCAGCCGGATATGTCCGGTGGGCCGGGCGGGACGCTCTACGGCTACCCGCTCCCGGAGATCAAGAACGGCTCGTGGGTTATGCCGACCACGGGCGCAATCATGCTCGGTGGCGACTTCTCCAAGTCGATCATCGGCGTCCGGCGCGACATCAGCTTCAAGATGTTCGACCAGGGCGTGATCTCGAATGACGCCGGAGTCGTTATCCTCAACCTGATGCAGCAGGACTCCGTGGCGATGCGGATGACGATGCGCCTCGCCTACGCGACCGTCAACCCGGTCACAGTCATGCAGCCCGGCTCCGCGATTACGGCCCGCTGGCCGTTCGGCGCGGTCCTTGGCGTCGGCACCACGCCTCCGGCTACGGGCGCCATTGACGTCAAGCAGGCCTACCCGACCTCAACTCCGGCTCTCGCGTCAGCTGAAGGCGGTGAGGTCGTCATGACGCGATCGGAGTGGGAGCGGACCATTCTTGAAGAAAGGCAGAAGGCAGAAGAGGAACGTCAGGCCGTCGCCTCCAGTTCCGATGACGAGGACGACTCCGGCTCCAGCCGCAGGTCCTCCGGCCGGTCTACCAAGTAGGGAGGTCTCATGGGCTCGCTGCCTAGCCTCGCCTCGCCGGATGATATCGTGGCGAGGCTAGGCCGCAACCTGAACCAGACGGAAATGGCGCGCGTTGACGCACTCCTCCGCGACGGCTCAGCAATCATCCGGCGCTACTGCCGCGAGGACTTTACCTGGTACAGTGCCGACACAATTACCATTCACGCGGACGGCGGCATCATTGTCCTTCCCTGGAGGCCCGTGGCTTCTGTGGATTCCGTCCTCGCGCTCTCTGGGGTCCCTGGGATTCCTGATATCCCGGTTACCTGGTATCACTTCGATGACATTGATACAATCACTGTAATGAACCCGTCCCAGTCCGGGATCATTAACCTGCCTGAATTCTGGTACGAGGAAACACTCTGGTGGGGCGGGTCCTTCCGGGTTGTGGGATCGCACGGCTACGTCGAATCCCCAGATGACGTTGTGGCCGTCCTCTGTACTGCCATTATCTCGGAGCTAGCGACTCCGACAATGTCTGCCACGCTCGCGTCAGAATCGATTGGAGCCTATAGCTACTCGATGCGCCGGACAAGCGGAGCCGGGCTTAGCGCTGCGCTTGTGGATGCCGGCATGAAGACCTCCCTGTCGGATTACCGCAAGACGCAGGGAACGATCAAGGTCAGGATGTTATGCCGTTTACCTACGGCCAGACGGTCACGCTCCGGCGACGTTATGTCTCCGGCCAGAACGAGTACGGGAATGACACCACCGCGTTCGTGGAGGAGAATGTCTCACCCTGCGCGGTCCAGCCGGGCGGGAGCGGTGAGGAGCTACAGTTTGCCGACCGGCTGACGAGTGACATTACCGTGTTCCTCCCGGCCGGTACCGATATCAGCTATATCGATGCGATTGTCGTGGATGATATTGAGTACGAGGTCCGGGGAGTCCCGCAGGCCTGGCAATCGCCATTCTCCGGGAATACTGCGCCGGTCCAGGTAAGCGCGTCAAAGATCACCGGAGTCTCGTCGTGACCGCGCGCTACAATCCAGATCATATCGGAGTCGGCCGTATGCTCCGGGCTCCGTTTATGGAAACGGCAATGGTGAAGGTAGCGGAGCGCATACGGGCTCGCGCGGAGGCGGCAGCCCCAGTTAGCCGGGACGCGGACGATCCGCACCGGGGACGCTATAAGGCGAGCTTCCACGTCCGGAGCCATACGCACGGAGGCGCGACGAATGACCGTGCGGAGGCCATTGTATTCAATGACTCGCCGGAAGCCTACTGGGTAGAGTTCGGGCACCGAGGACGCGAGCCGATTCACATTCTGCGGCTTGCCGCATTCAGGAGGCTACGGTGAGTATTGTTAGTGCCTTCCCGGACGCGGAGTCAGCTCTGCTCTATGCGCTTGTACCGCTAGAGCCCGACATCCGCTTTGTCACGGTCCTCCCGGCCGGGGATTCTGACACAATCATATGCCGGGTCCACCGGATCTCCGGAGCTAACCGTGATATCTATATCGACCGGGCTATTGTTGACGTTGACCTGTTCGGCCCTAAGTCCGAGCAGGGGAATATCTCTTCTGCGGCGCGGAGGATCCAGGCTCATGTAATGGGATTCATGAGCCAGATAGTACCGAATGGGGTGATACAGAATACGTCCGTCATTAGCGGCCCAAGACCTGTCCCGGAGGTGAACCCAGCTTACGTCCGTTATTCCGCAACCTATGAGATTCAGATACATTCCTAGGAGGAATGGTGTCAAACGAGGTCGAAGAATTCGACGCTGTAAACCCTCTCGTCGCAGGGCCAGGAAAGCAGAAGGACAACTCACTCCTCTACGCGGCCGGAGACGTAATTGCCTGGCTCGCGGTTCAGAATACCGCAGGCCCGGTTACCGGGTTTGAGGATATCACTACCCTGACCGGCTACTACTGTATGGGGTGGATCGATACCTCCGGCTACATCTTCAAGCTGGACGAGACGGTCAAGGACATTCCGGCGGCCGGGACCCTGACGCCTATCCGGACGATCCTGACCGGAGGCTCCAAGAGCGTTCAGATGACCTGCCTGGAGTACCTCAACCCATACGTCCGGAGCCTTTACGATGACGTGCCGGTATTCCCGGTCACGACCTCGCCGCTAAAGGCCGCCACCGTCACGCCGTTCATCGCCAGCTACACGATCCCGGACCCGCCTGCGGACAACCGCTACGCCATGATCTGGGACTCATTCGACGGCCTGAAGAAGATGCGCCTGTACGCGCCCAACGTCAAGGTCACCGCTCGCGGCAACGACCAGATTCAGCAGGCCGACGTTACCGGGACGGACCTAACCGTCACGATGTATCCCGGTAACGTCGCGGGCTCTATCTACGTCGCCAAGCGGTGGATCGATTACGGCAAGGACATGACGGGATACTTCACGTGAGCGTCGATGGGCTCGGCAGCGAGCTAGAGGATGACGGCCCGGAGGAAGTAGACCTTGACCTAGACCTCGTGGGCGATAAGCTCCGCGCGGAACGCGTGGGCGAGCCTACATCGGTCCGGATTGACGGCGTGGTTATTCACATTAGCCACGCGGCCTCCTGGTCGAGTACGGCTATGCGCGCGGCCTCTACCGGCGACTGGGAACAATGGGCCCAGGAGGTAATCGCGGACAAAGAGGAGTTCGGCGCGTGGGTCGATGCCGATCTGGAGAACTTCCAGATTGAGGCGATCTTCCAGACGTGCGGCCACAAGGCCCGGATGACAATGGGAA